TCAAACCAAACTATATTTTTCTTCATACTATTCTAATTAACTTTAACTGTTATAAATATTATATAGCTAAAATTAAAGATAGTTTTAAGAAAAACTAATGTATTTATGAAGGTGTAACTTTTAATTCAATTTGCATTATGTCAGCAGGTAAACTCTTTAATGTTGAATTTATTTCACTTAATGTAGATAATAACCTCTTATCAGAATTACCTTTACTTGAACTTGGTGCTGGTGCAGATTTACCACGGCTTCCACCATCAACAAAGTTTGCAGCTTTCTCAAACATGTTAGGACCACCGCCACCTTGCTCGCCCATCATATCTCTGATATCCTCAACTGCTTTTGCTAATGCCTTATATGCTCCCCTATCACTAGTTAATTGAGAAGAAGATTTAAACAAATCGCCAAATGCTATAGCTTTATCAATTTCTATTTTATTTACTGCATCTGCTATTTTAGATATACCATCAGCAGCTTTATCCAATTGTCCTTTTTCTGCCACATCACCTATAGTTACAATAAACTCAGCAAAATCATCTAACTGCATAGATATAAAAGGATTTGTAGTATATAGATCAGCAAAAGTTTGTCCTATAGAAGTTAATAAAGAACTGATTGATCTTGCAACTTTTTCTGGTTCTAACCCATCCTGTGAAAATGCTTTAAGTCCACTTGCTATATCTGTTAAGGCTGCACCTGCACCATCAACCGCATCAATACCTTTTTCTACTAAATTTTCATCCCAACTAATTAATCCAAAGAAACCACTATCTTTTTGTTCCATTCCACCTACAGCAGCAAATGCATTACCTACCATACCTATTACTGCTTTAATCTTTCCAGCAACTTCTTGTGGATTTTCAATACCAGCAAATGTACTTAATCCATCTGCAATTTGTTTTAATTCTGCACCAGCTCCTTGTACAGATTGTATACCTTCTTGTACTTTATTCTTTTTAATTCCTAATAAACTACCCCAAAATCCACCAGCCTTTACATTACCTTCTTCGGCAACAGCAGCAAACGCTTCTTGTACAAAACCTACTGATTTAGATATAGCAATACCTACTGCATCAAAATCTACTTTAGATTCTACTAATTTTTGAAATTCAGTTAATCCTTCAGCAATACCAGTTAAAGCTGAACCAGCACCCTGTACTGCATCTAATCCTTCTGCAACCTTATTCTTTTTAATACCAAACAATGATCCAAAGAAACCTCCTGCATCTACATTACCCTCATCAGCAACAGCAGCAAATGCTCTCTGTATAAATCCTACAGTTAAAGATATAGATTCGCCTAATACATTAAAATCAACATCTTTATCTACTAATTTTTGAAATTCTGTTAATCCAACAGCTATACTTTTTAAAGCTTTACCTGCACCCATCACAGAACTTATACCTTTCTTGGTAGCATTAGGGCTAAAGGCATTCCCAAACACAGCCCCAAATAACCCTGTAGGTGTAGCAGCTTCACCACCTGCCTGTGCAAATGCTGTTGTAATACCAGATAATACACCAGTTAATTTTAAACTTTCGGCATCAGTCCAATCTAATTTTTGATAATCTTTTAAACCAGCAGATAGCTTAGTTAATGCCATCCCAGCTGCTGCAAAACCTGCGGCTGCTGCAATCATTTTTACTGAATCAACTGCTCCAGTTAAAGCACCACCAATACTACTAAAGAATCCACCTATACCTCCTTTACCAGGAGGTCCTATAAATGCTGCCTTAACTCCGGCTAATGTAGTTGTTAATTTTAATGCATCATCTTCTGTAAAGTCAACTTTTTGTATTGCGCTCAAACCTGGTGCTAATAATAAAAGTGCACCACCCACAGCAGCAAATGCAGCTGCACCTGCAAGAATAAATAAAGCACCGACGCCCGCTAAGGCAAAGACTCCTCCTATGGCTGTTAATAATGCAGCTTGAATTCCAACATCTTCTAATGTAGTATCTTTAGTTGCGAAAGCAAATGGCATGTATCCTATACCAAAAATAATTAACCCTATTCCCATTGCAGCTAAAGAAGCTGCACCTTGAATAATTAAACTAAAGAGAGAACCTAAAATAGCAGTTACTACTCCAATACCTACTAATATTCCTGCTTGTATTGCAATAGCTTCTAGTGTTGGTGCTGTTGCTGCAATGGTTAATGCAAATAAAGCATAGCCTATTCCAAAAAATGTTAATCCAATTCCCATCATTGCTAATGAAACAGCGCCTTTGTTAATTTGTTTATCAAACATTCCTATTAAAGCCACAGCCCCACTTATTAAAACTAATGAAGCAACCATTCCTAATAATATAACAGGCTGCATAAGAATAAAGAAAGTAACTAAAGCAAACCCTGCTAAACCTAATGCAAAAGATTTTAAAGCATCACCGATATTATCTAATGCATTTGCACCAGCTTTAATTTGTTTTTCACCCATTCCTAGTAAAAAGAATAATGGGACCAAAAGACCTACACTTATATAAAGTAACGGTATACCGATTGCAGCAGGTATTAGTAATAAAGCAGATAATGCTAAACCTTTAACAAATGATAAAATTGAATCACCTAATAAGCCTAACGTTTTTCCGCCTTCTTCAACTTTTTTAGCATCCATATCACCTAAAGTTTTCACCATATCCACTACAAAAAGATTAAACTTTTTAAGAGTGCCTTTAGGAACTAACATAAATAATAATAATGCTTTAGCCATTTGTGATGTACCTGCACCTAACAATTTAAATGCATTTCCGCCATCTGCTAAACCTTTAGCATTACCACCACCTCCTCCACCGAAAAGGCTAGATAATCCACCACCACCGCCTTTCTTTTCCATTAATTTAGTCTGTAACTGTAATTCTGCTAATATAGCACTCTGTATCCCATCACCAACTTGCCCACCTGCGGCAATAGTCATTGTTAACTGATCAATTGATGCAGCGGTTGATTCTGTCGCAGCTTGGATCTTAGTTAAAGGATCCATTAAGTCTTTTAAAGTTACAGCAGCCATTTAAGAATTATTTTTACAATTTAGGCATTGTTATCCTAGGCATAGAGGGGGTCTTAACACCTTTCATTGTTCTATTAGCTTGACCCTTTAGTCCATCCATATTGTATTTATCCGATGTCTCTTGAGTTTGTTGTTGCTCATTCTTATTACGCTCTTTTAAGAGATCATTATAAATTTCTAACGTGTATTCATATTCATAGAAAGGAAGCAAATCCAGCTCAGTAGGCTGAATATGCAACTTTTCCATAAGTAAAACTCTAACTTTAAAGAAGTTCAGAAGAGATATCTGAAATAATGAAAAGAGCCTTGATACCGCCGGGAAACGTGAGCGGAACGGTGACCTCCTCACCGCAGCTTTTACATGGGAATCCCATTTCCGGTTTAACACCGACTTTCATATCTTCAGCTAATCTGTAGATAATTGTATATTTTGTAGCATCCCAGCCTTGAAATGATGTAATAGTAGAAAAAATATCTTTCATATTCCATCCTCTCCATTCTCTCTGTAAATAAGGTAAAATAGCTAAAGTAGATTTATCCCAGCTTTGACCTTTTTCTTCTCTATCTCTCACGTAATCAGTTACGGCTCGCATAACACCAATCGTAGGAGGTGCCATTTTAATTATACCATAATTTTTAGTAGATATAGAATAACAACGATCAGCAGTATCATAATATTTTTCTATAGTATCTTTTATATTATTAAATTGTAAATTTCCAGTTCTTAATTCAACAGAGTCTTGCGCTTTACATGAAGAGGTTTTACATGATTTTTTACCTATAGGCATCATTAATGTTTGCTCTCCAGTTTTAAATGTTAATTCTCTAATAGAAAGAATTAAATAAATTCTATCTTCTTCAAGAATATCTTTATAAGATCCTCTTTGAGTACCATATTGTACTTTACAACAAGATACTACAATATTATTTAAACCTTCATCTACTTCTTTAAGATTGTTTTCATCTATTGTAGAAAAGGCTCTTATCTCTGCAACCTTTGCTGCTCTAATATGAATTTCAAAATCATCCCTATAAAATTTTCCTTTTGAAGGGAATGTTGAAAGATCTAAACTAGTATATCCAACTAATTCATTTATTCTTTTAATTTCAGGATCATCAGGCGTTACTGTTTTTAACTGTCGGCTTGTATCAACCTTACCTAAATCAGTCACCTTTTCTGAAGTAGCTGTTGTATCTTGTATACCTTCAGCGGCTTCAAATTCTTTTTTAATATTTTCTTCGTGCTCTTTTGACATAATTAATTAATTTTTGTTAATTGTTTTTCTGGTTTAGTCTCATCAACAATATGTTCTACTATTAATTGTCTAACATATCTAGAAATGGCAACAGGTTTTATACCGCCTTCCATTGATTTTTGTATAATAATTTGATTTAGACTTTCTTCGTCACCAGGTGTAAGAAGGACTTGTAATTTTTTTGTTAGTCTTCTCTTTTGTGGTATAAGTTCTTGTACAGTTTCATTAAAACCATATTTAGGATTATCAGATTTAAATTTACTAATCCAATATTCAACTCTTTTTAAAACATCGCTTAAAGGTTCAGTCCCATCAAAAATTTCAAGAACTTCTCTTTTAAAGGATTTGGTTCCAAAATCCTTAACTGCCCTTTTAATGTATTTACCAGTTCCAAGATTATTTGGGTTATCATTTACTGAATATCCTACGTAAACCTTATTTGTCTTTTGCTGTTGTAGTTTATATATGATCATATTTATATTATATAATTTATATTATATATTAGAGTGATGACAAAAAAACTGGGAATATTTAAATAATCCCAGTTTTTAATAATTTTAAGCTCCTACGTTCTCTTCGATCCAATGATCACAACGATAAGTCATTGTTAACTCAGCAGGATCTTGAGTTTCATAATTTAATTCATCTAAGAAATCAGGCTGTCCTGTAGGGAATACATCTTTTAATGTAATCTTTCTAAAGATATCACCTGCTCTGTTATATTGAACAACTATCATACTTCCAACATAATCTTTTTTCAATCCCATTTCACCAGTTAATGGATCATAGATTAAGTTATTCCAATTACGGAAAGTATTATAAATGTAATTTTCATTAGCTTCATTCAAGTTAAGAGTGAAGTTAAGTGTTAAATCAACAAATGTTTGACCAGGCATACCGGCATAAGATCTATCAGCAAATTTATATTTTTGATTTACTGGATCAATGGATGGGTTTAAGTTATTTAAACCTCCAATTGATTTTACTTGCTCTAAGATTAGTCCCGTATCATCTCCTAATGGTGAAAATATAGTCACCTCAAATAGGTTAGGCTGAATAGGTTCGTACCTTTGGCTACTGGCCCTTGATTGGGTATAATGTGGTAACGGCATAGTTTATTTTGTTTTTTTATATATTCGTCTTAACTAACTTCTTATTGAAAGTTTCCTGTACTAATTGCACCTGTTCTTAAAATAGTTGTTCTTTGTACAAGAATTTCCATTCCTCTTACTGGTTCAATGTATGTATCAAGGATACCTACATTCTGATCAATTACATCTGGTGTATTGTTTGTTTCATCCATTATATTTCTATAATCATAAACACCATCATCGTTTTGAACAGTTGCTAAGAAGTTGTCAGCTAATGTTTTTATTTCTAGTCTCGTTTGAGCTGTATTAAATTCAAATAAGTAGTTTTTAAGTATTGCTTCTATACCATCTTGGATATAAATTACAACCTCTCTAACATTAATTGAACTTAGTGCAGATTTCGGAACCTGTTGTGCAGTTTTATTTGCAAATATAGTTGGGCCTGTTCCACTTTGAAATACAATTGGATTTAATCCAAACGGTTCTAAATAATAACGATCTGACTGATCTAAATTAATTTCTAATCCTACAACTCCATTTCCGCCTATTACTCCACGTCTTACACCAGCCACGATTGACCAAGGTAATGCGTTTTCATATTTAAGAATGTAGTTATTAGATACATAAGCAGCAGGTGGTACATTTATATTCTTGCCTAAATCTCTAACAGTAAGGAATGGATAATAATATCCTCCAAAAGAACCTCCGCTTGTTGCAGAAGGTAATGAGAACCTAACAGTTGGATTTAATGCAAGATTTCCACCTTCAGATATAAATCTAGAGGATAAACCACCAGTTGCATCTGAAAAGCTTGGATCAGTATTTTTCTTAAAGTCTTTTGCCGATGGGGCATTGACTATTGCAAATGCATTTTTTCTACCCATACATAAATTAGTATAAATAGCTTTACAGTTTGCCTCAATTCCATTCCCATAAGTATCTACTACATAACGGAAATTAATTGTTTCTCTATCAGTTAAAGCTTTATATAAATTTGTACCACCTAATATTGGACTTAAACATTTATTCTGTTGAGCATTTGTTCCAGTAGGTACATGCTTAGATGAATCTAATGCAAACCCAGGTAATTCAAATATATTAAGGTAATCAACCCATGAATCAATTGGATAGTATAATTCTACTTTCCTTTGTGCAGGTGGTCCTGTAACCAAAGTTACATCAACTTCTGATTGGCATGTAACCTTAATAGCAGTTGTTCCTGCCGGTATAATTGCATATTCAGATGGTGTTAATCCACCTTCTACAATATTAATTCTAGTTAATCTTGAATGACCACTAATAGTTCCTTCATCGTGTACTAAATAATTTCCTACAACCACATCAGCTATTTCTGGTGATGTTGTTGCTATAAGAATTTCATTAGGTTTTAATGTTGGTTCATTTAATGAATCTCCAATAATATCTATAGTAACATTAAGAGCACCTTTTAAAGTTTGTACATTTAAACAATTAGCAGCAGCATAAGTTGACCCATCGGATAATAGGAATAATCCTGTACCGTCTAAAGTAAATTGAGCATGTGGTGTAACTGAAGTAAACGCATCTTGTTCATAAGGTGTAATTCTTACTGAAGGAATGTAATATGAAGGATCAGATATTACCGTTTTAGTAGTAGGTCCTGTTGGAACACCTGTATGAATATATCCATAATCTACAGAATTCATTACTAAATAAGAAGTATATTGTTGCCCTCCGTCTACATAAACTGCCTCATCGCCATCAGTTAAAATACCGTTAGCAAATTGCTTTTGTAATGTAGATCCATAAGAACCTATAATTCCAGCATCACCTTGGCTAGCATTTTCATCAGCAACAAAATCAAAGTCTCCTTCGTTTATATATGTATAAGTAGCTGTTGCGCCTGTTGCAAAATCAGCAAGGGTGGTATTCCCAAAATCTGAAAGTAAAACAGTAATAGTATTACCTACAACTTGTTTAGAAGTAACTGGAATATATTCTCCAGAAACAGCACCTAGAACATATGTTCCTACTGCATCGGCAGTATTTGCTGTGAATGTATTAAATGCATTCCATATTGCATCTTTAGTAGCATTTGCATTAACTATTTGAATTTGGAATCCGCCAGCAGATGGTATTGATGTAGTTATTGTACTATCTACATTGGTAACCGTAGATCCTGGCTCAACTGTTCTGCAATAATTTAAATCAGAAACAATTGATCCTCCGTAAGATAAGAAGTTAACATCATCTTGGATTGAAGTTGCTTGAGTATATTCAATATTGTGTCCTATCATATCAATACCACCAGCAACACCATCTATTAATGTATCGCCATCAAACAAATCTTCATTTACTGTAACAAATAAACCTGTACTAGCAGTATCAGCATTAACAACTTTTTCTACAAAAAGATTGTTACCTAACAAATCTACAAAATCAGGAATTAAGCAAGCAGTATATGTTGCCTGTAATGTTACTTCTGATTCATTAAAGAATTCTTGTAATAAAGTATCAGTTGAATCGGAAGTAAACTTCTTTCTCTTAATACCTTGTGTTGGGTCAAAATACTTTTGGAATGTTGGATCAGCATTAAATCTTGAATAAGGGGTAGTAGAACTAAAGTCTCCACCAAAGTTACCTTCTATTACAAAGATATCTACAAAGAAATCAGATATTAAACTATCCTTATTTAAAAATCCTGGTACATTTGCAGCACCATACCATTCTTCAACAGTTACATTGTATGCTAAAACGTTTGCATTTGCAGATTTTTTAGCAATTACTGAAATAGGATTTTGTCCTATATTAGTAACATCTAATAAATCATTCACAGTTAATGCACTTAATTTAGTAGTATTAGCGCCAACATTAGTTAAAAAGTCTGTTGTTGATGGATACCAAAATTTATCTCTATTATAAAATTTTGCATATTCATATGATGCACCTGCATTTGCTTGAGCTTCTGGTGTTGATGCTGTAGCAAATCTAACAGCATTAACTTTATCATCAGCATCTAAGCTAAGTAAGTTAAGTGCAAGAATAGGCCCTCTTTCCAATGCAGCTAAACAGCTTCTATGGAAGAAAGAATCTTTTCTTTCTAAGTTTCTATCTATATCACCGTATACTTGCTTGAAGAAGCCAGTATCAGGTACAAAGACTGGTGTATTAAACGGACCTCTCTTGGAAAAACCAACAACAAGTCGCGTTTGGTTCGCTGGGATACTTACTACTTGACTTTTGTCAAATTCAAAGCGGTATGTTCCTGCAGCCTTAAGGGAAGCGATTTTCGGATCTAGTGCCATCTTATATTATATTTTTTTATTATTTGTTTTTTTATATATCCACCAAGCAACTACTTTTTATACTAAGTCATA